ACATATAGCTATTTTCCCAATAGGTTACTAATTGCATTTTGCTAGCAGGTAGATATTAGACCCCTACCCCCTATTTTTGTAGGAAAAAGTTGGGTCCCATACCCCCCCCATATTTTTTTTTGTAAATATGTTGACTTTTCATGTGAAGACCTGCAATATTGTAGAATCTGTAGATACATATACCTAGTACATACCAGATATTAGTACATACCTCTCGTATGTACCTACTATAGGAACTAGATAAGATTTTTAATTTGGTATATAGATTAGTAGGTATATACTAGATATATGAACTCACAAGTTTTATCAAAGATTCAGAATTTATCGCTTGAAGACAAACAGGAGTTGCTTAGTCTCTTAGAGGAATTAGATGAGGCGAAAGCTAGGGAGGCTTGTACCGACCATTATCTTAAATTTGTTTATGAGATGTGGTCTGCTTTTATTCATGGTAAACACCATGAAGTAATGGCGGAAGCCTTTGAGAGAGTTGCCAATGGTGAACTCAAGCGTTTAATCATTAATATGCCTCCTCGTCATACTAAATCTGAATTTGCATCTTACCTATTGCCTGCATGGTTCTTAGGAAGATACCCAGATAAGAAGATTATTCAGACGGCTCACACTGCTGAGTTAGCTGTAGGATTTGGGCGAAAGGTCAGAAACCTTGTCAACAGCAAAGATTTTAAAAAAATATTTCCAAACGTCAGTTTGCAGGCTGACTCTAAAGCAGCAGGGCGTTGGAACACTAACAAAGGTGGTGAATATTTCGCTATCGGTGTAGGTGGTGCTGTAACTGGTAAAGGTGCTGACCTGCTCATCATTGATGACCCTCACAGTGAACAAGAGGGTGCTAGTTCTGATATAAATGTTTTTAACCGAACCTACGAGTGGTACACATCAGGTCCTCGTCAGCGTTTACAGCCTAATGGCTCTATTGTCATGGTGATGACAAGATGGCATCAGAAAGACCTTACAGGTCAAGTCATAGATGCCAGTGTTAAAAGAGGTGGTGCAGATCAGTGGGAAGTCATAGAACTTCCTGCAATTTTACCTTCGGGAACTCCTCTATGGTCTGAGTTCTGGAAACTAGAAGAGTTAGAAGCTCTTAAAGCAGAACTACCTGCCTCTAAATGGATGGCTCAATATCAGCAAGACCCTACTGCTGAAGAAGGAGCTTTAGTAAAACGTGAATGGTGGCAAGAATGGGAATACCAAGAACCTCCTCAATGTGAATTTATTATTCAATCCTGGGATACCGCATTTTTAAAATCAGAACGAGCAGACTTCTCAGCTTGTACCACTTGGGGTGTTTTTTATAAAGAGTCTGAAGAAGATGGACAATATGCACCTAATGTTATTTTATTAGATGCACACAAAGAGAGATTAGAATTTCCAGAGTTAAAGAAACTTGCTATGGAAAAATACAATGCCTATAAACCAGATGCTTTTATCGTTGAAGCAAAAGCAGCAGGGATGCCTTTAATATTTGAATTAAGGCAGATGGGTATACCAGTTCAAGAATATACGCCTAGTAGAGGTAATGATAAAATATCAAGGGTTAATGCAGTATCTGATCTATTTGCATCAGGGATTGTATGGGCACCTCAAACCAGATGGGCGGAAGAAGTTATAGAAGAGTTTGCAGCTTTCCCAAATGCGGAACATGATGATTTAGTTGATAGCAGTACGCAAGCTCTGTTAAGATTTAGACAAGGCGGTTTTGTTCCTTTGTACTCAGATGAAGAGGAAGAAGAATTAGAACATAATAAAGTCGCTGATTACTACTAGGAGTTTATATTGGCAATAGAAAGAACACCTGCTACACCTGTAGAAGGTTTAATAGAACAAGAGCCAGAAGAGATTAGTATTGCTATAGAAAATCCTGACTCAGTTGCAATAGAAACTGAAGATGGAGGTATGCTAATTGATTTTGATCCACAAGATGAAAAACTTGATTCAGACTTTGGCGATAACTTAGCTGAAGTTATAGATGAAACCGATCTAGAAAGAATAGGCTCTGAGCTTATTGCTGCTTTTCAAAACGATAAAGATTCAAGAAAAGACTGGGAAGAAACTTATACAAAGGGCTTAGATCAACTTGGTTTAAAGATTGAAGAAAGAACTCAGCCTTGGAATGGAGCTTGTGGTGTATTCCATCCTATGCTCTCTGAGGCGGTAATTAAGTTCCAATCTCAAGCTATATCAGAAATATTCCCTGCCAGTGGTCCAGTTAAGACTAAAATAGTAGGAAAAATTACAGAAGACAAAGCTAAACAAGCTGAAAGAGTAGAAGACTACATGAACTATTTGCTGACTTATGAGATGTCAGAATATAGAACAGAGACAGAAAAGCTACTATTCTCTTTACCTTTAGCAGGTTCTGCATTTAGAAAAGTTTATTATGATCCTAATCTAGGCAGACCTAGTGGGATATTTGTTCCATCAGAAGACGTGGTAGTTAATTATGGTGCAAGTGATTTAGAAACTTGTGAACGTGCTACTCATGTTATGCGTAAATCATTTAATGAAATACGCAAAATGCAAGTTAATGGTTTTTATAAAGACATTGAATTGCCTGATGCTACTAATTCATATTCTGATATACAAGAAAAATACAACGAACTTACTGGTGAGAATGTAGGCGATAGATACGATCAACGTCATACATTGCTTGAAATGCAGGTTAATCTTGATTTGCCAGGATTTGAAGATACTTTTAATGGCGAGAATACAGGTATTCAATTACCTTATGTTGTAACAATAGATTATGGTAGTGCAACAATATTAAGTATTAGAAGAAACTATTACGAAGATGATAAGCAAAAACAAAGACGATCTCATTTTGTACATTATCAATACCTGCCAGGTTTAGGATTTTATGGCTTTGGTTTAGTTCATATGATAGGTGGATTAGCCAAATCAGCTACAAGTTTATTAAGACAACTGGTTGACTCTGGTACTTTATCTAATTTACCAGGTGGTCTTAAATCTAGAGGTCTTAGAATTAAAGGTGATGATACTCCAATCATGCCAGGTGAGTTTAGAGATGTTGATGTGCCAGGTGGTGCTATTAAAGACAATATAACTTTCTTACCTTATAAAGAGCCTTCTCAGACTCTCTACTCCTTATTAAACACTATTGTTGATGAGGGTCGTAGGTTCGCTAGTATTTCTGATATGAAAGTCTCTGACATGAACTCACAAGCTCCTGTAGGTACTACACTTGCATTGCTTGAAAGAAACATGAAAGTTATGTCAGCAGTACAAGCAAGACTTCATGCCTCAATGAAAAAAGAATTTGAGATTTTAGTTGGCATTATTAAAGACTTTGGTAATCCAAGTTATCCATATGATACTGATGAAGAAGAAGATATTAAATCATCAGACTTTGATCAAAGGGTAGATGTATTACCAGTTTCTGATCCTAATGCAGCGACAATGGCTCAAAGGATTATGCAATATCAAGCAGCATTTCAATTAGCAACTTCTGCACCAGAAATGTATGACCTTAAAGAATTACATAGACAAATGCTTGAGGTTCTTGGTATTGAAAACGTGGATGATATTATTCCTGAAGAAGGAGATATACCACCAGTTGATCCAGTATCAGCAGTACAGAATTTAATTAATAATAAACCAGTTAAAGCATATGAGTTCCAAGATCATGATGCTCATATACAAACAGTTGCATCAGCACAAGATAATCCTGAAATTCAGCAGATATTAAGCAAGACACCAAATGCTCCTGCAATATTAGCTGCTGCATCATCATATGTTAATGAACATTTAACTATGAAATTTAGAGATCAAGTAGAACAAGAAATGGGTATAGAGCTACCACCTCTAGGCGAACCATTGCCAGCAGATGTTGAAAAACGTATTTCTGAACTTGTTGCCGAAGCAGCATCTAGAGTTACACAAAAAGCTATGATGGAAGCAGAACAACAAAGAATAAATGAACAACTGCAAGACCCATTAATACAAGCTAAACAAGCAGAGGTTGCAGTTAAAGAAGCAGAAGTACAACGTAAAGCACAAGCAGATGCAGCACGTTTACAATTAGCAGCACAAAAACAACAAGATCAAAAAGAACTTGAAGAAAGAAGAATTAGTTCACAAGAACAAATTGCAGGTGCTAATATAGGTCAAAAAATTGCTAGCGATTTGCTAGATAGTAATTTACAAAATAAAAAACAAGCAGCAAAAGAATTTAAAGAAGGTGTTGACATAGCTAAAGATATAGTTAAAGATATCAATACGAATGACTAATGACATCAAAGAGCTATCACTTTTTGAATATTTGCAAAAAAAATATAGAGATGCTTTGAATGAACACGCAGATCATATTGCTACAGGAAACTGTAAAGATTTTGCAGAATATAAAAGATTGACTGGTGTTATCGAGGGTTTAGCCCTCGCAGAACGAGAACTTTTAGATTGGATAGAAAGAAACGTTAAAGAAGAATAGGAACTCGACTCCTAAATGTCGTGCAAAAATATGAGTAAAGAAAAAAAAATACCTCAACCAGAAAGCGTAAAAAAACCAGAAGTAGATAAAGAAACTAAAAAACAATTACCTGAACCAAAAGGGTATAGAATTTTAGTTGCTATGCCAAAAGCAGAAGAAACTACAGATGGTGGAATTATTAAAGCATCTAGCACAATTAGAGACGAAGAAATAAGTAATATCTGCGGATTTGTACTTGAACTTGGTCCTGATGCATATGCTGATGAAAGAAGATTCCCTAGTGGACCTTATTGTAAAAAAGGTGATTGGGTTGTATTTCGTGCTTACTCAGGCACTAGAATGAAAATGTATGGACAAGAGTTTCGTTTAATAAATGATGATACTGTGGAAGCAGTTGTCGAAGACCCTACAGGAGTAGTTAGAGCATGAGTGATCAAATCATAGAAGAAAAAATTGAAACTGAGTTTGTTCCAAACGCAGATGGAGATTTAAAGCCACAAACATCTGAAGAAAAATTTTTTGGTGTTAAAACAGAAATTAATGCAACAACTTCTGAAGATGATTTAAAAGTTGAAGTCGTAGATGATACACCACAAGAGGATAGAAGACCTCCTAAACAAGAAACAGAAGAAGCACCTGTAGATAATGACTCTATAGATGCAGAAATTACTGAATACAGCAAACGTGCTGGTGATCGTATAAATAAAATTAAATACGAATATCACGAAGAAAGACGAGCAAAAGAAGCTGCTGAAAGACAAATTCAAGAAGCCACAACAAGATTACAAAGTCTTATGACTGAAAATCAAAAGCTACAAGCTATGGTTAATCAAGGTGGCGAAGTTCTTAATAAGCAAGCACATAACAATGCTTTATGGGCAAAACAAAATGCACAAGCTAAATACAAAAAAGCATACGAAGAAGGTGATGCTGATGCTATGGCAGTTGCTCAAGAAGAAATATCTAAAGCCGTATTAGCAGAACAAAGTGCAGGAAGATATGCAGAATCAGTGCAATCACAATTTGCACAAAATTATCAAGCACAAGTACCACAGGTACAACCTGTACAAGAACAACAGCTTGATCCAGATATGCAAGCCTGGTCAGCTAAAAATCCTTGGTTTATGAATAATAATAATGAAGATCATGCTGAAATGACTTCTTATGCTATAACTATAGATCAAAGATTACGCAGGAATGGAATACTTCCTGAAAAAGATTCGGAAAAATATTATGCAGAAGTTGATAAAGCTATGCGTAATGAATATCCACAGTTTTTTGGTGTTCAACCTTCAGTAGATGTTGAAGAAGAAAACCAAACTAAACAACCTTCAAACGTTGTTGCACCAGCATCGAGGTCGACTGGTGGTAAAACTAACCCTCGCAGTATACGATTGACTCAGACGCAAGTTAAACTAGCACGTCAACTTGGAATCAGTCCAGAGCAATACGCAAAGCAATTACTAAAGGAGACTTAAATGTCAGACGAAAACAACACAAACAACAAGGAAGTTGAAGAAATTTCCGAAGAACAAGTGCGTACCCCTAGGGGATCAGAAGATCGAGAGATCGTCCAGCGACAAGAAAGCTGGGAAAACCCATCTAATTTACCAAGTCCAAATCCGCAAGAGGGTTGGGTCTTCAGGTGGATAAGAACAAGTTTATTAGGTAACACTGATAATCCTAATGTTTCAAAAAAATTCAGAGAAGGTTGGATTCCCTGTAGGGCTGAAGACTATCCTGAGTTACATATTCACATGATGGACCACAAATCTGAATGGGCGGAAAAAGGAAATGTAGAAGTTGGTGGGCAACTGTTATGCAAGATGCCATCTGAAAAGGCGAAAGCCCGTGACGAACACTTTCAAAATTTAGCTCGTAACCAAATGGAATCTGTTGATAACGTATATTTTAAGGATCAAGATTCTAGAATGGCTACCAAACAAGTTTTTGAACGAAAATCTCAAACAACCTTTGGTAAAAAGTCCTAGTTTCTTGTAATAGTAATTTTATAAACAGGAAAAATTATGGCAAGTTCAGCTACACCTATGGGTGCTAGACCTGTAAGTTCATTAGTATCTTGTGCATATAATGCGAAAATCACTCATTACAAAATTAAAAATGCATATGGAACATCTATATTCTATGGAGATTTTGTAAAATGGGCAGACGATAATCCTAATACTACTATCCAAAAGGATACTGGTACTACTTCGTTGACCCCAATTGGTGTTTTCCTTGGATGTGCTTATACTGATCCTACAACAGGTCAATTCACCACAAATCAATATTTCCCAGCTTCAATAGCTGCGGATGATATTGTTGCGTATGTTGCTTCTGATCCCTTCGTGGTCATGCAGATGCAATCAGATGAAACTCTTGGTCAAGATGATTTGGGCAAGAATGTTGCAGTCGTACAAACTGCTGGGTCAACTTCGATTGGCACAAGTAGAAATGCGATTGATGGAAGTACAGCAGCTACTACCAATACACTACCATTAAAGATTGTCGACTTTGTTGATGGTCCAGATAGTGCTATTGATGATAGCTATACTGACGTTTTGGTGATGTTCAACGTTGGACATCAGTTACTTAATACCACAGGCATAGGCTAATAGGAGAATATTATGGCAGCTATTTCAAGAGCTAATGAGCTAAAACAACTCCTTCCAGGTCTTAACGCACTGTTTGGAGATGAGTACAACAATTACGAGAATGAGCATGAGCAAATCTATGTAACTGAGAATTCTGAAAGATCATTTGAAGAAGAACTCAAGTTATCAGGTTTCGCTGCTGCTCCAGTAAAAGATGAAGGTGCTTCTATATCATTTGATACAGCACAAGAATCTTTTGTTGCTCGTTATACACACGAAACTATTGCTTTAGGTTTCTCAGTTACTGAGGAAGCTATGGAAGATAATCTTTATGTGAGTTTATCTGCTAGATATACTAAAGCACTAGCTAGAGCAATGGCTTACACTAAACAAGTGAAAGCAGCAGCACCATTGAATAATGGGTTTACAAACAGTTTCCAATCTGGAGATGGTGTAAACTTATTTACAGCAGATGGTGACGGAGTTACAGGAGGAGACGGACATCCTCTAGTATCTGGTGGCAAAAACTCTAACAGACCTTCCACAGGTGCTGACTTGAATGAAACATCTTTAGAAGATGCAGTAATTCAAATAAGCAAGTGGACCGATGAAAGAGGTTTAAAAATTGCAGCTAGACCTAGAAAGTTGATCGTTCCTACTGATCTTCAATTCGTGGCTACTCGTCTTCTAGAAAGTGAGTACAGAGTTGGAACTGCTGACAATGACATTAATGCAGTTAGAAGCAATGGTGTGATTCCAGAAGGCTATTCAGTTAATCATTATTTAACTGATACTAATGCTTTCTTTATCATTACTGATGTGCCTGACGGCATGAAGCATTTTGTCAGAAGTCCAATGACTACAAGCATGGACGGAGACTTTGATACTGGTAACGTAAGATACAAAGCAAGAGAAAGATATTCATTTGGAGTATCTGATCCTTTAGGTATCTTTGGGTCACCAGGCTCAAGCTAAAACTTTAAGGGGAGCTATGCTCCCCTTTTTTTCGTTCTAGGGAATTTTTTTAATTTGTCTATCAACTGCCCTAGCAGACTTGCCAAGATGATAGATATTTTCTTTTAGGAGAAAAAAATGGCGAATACAACATTTAATGGACCAGTTAGGTCCGAAGGTGGTTTTGAACAAATCACTAAAAACTCAACAACTGGTGCAGTTACAACTAATCTAGATGTTGATACAAGTGGTAATATTAGTACAACAGGAACACTTAACAATTTATTTCCTGTTACTAGCATTACTGATGCAACATACACTCCAACTACAGCA